TTTTTTCGGCGTAGTCTTTGGCTTTGCTGCCACTTTCTTTACCTGTCCTGCCATATCTTGCCTCGCTCCCTACACCACACCCCCTACTACACCACGCCTGCGCGCGCCCGTAGAGTTTTTTTATACTCCCCGCTCGGTTACCGCTCCCCAAACTCAAAAAGATTTTATGGGGGGGATATGTGCCCGCCGCTCGTTCGTGTCTCGGTTGTGTCTGGTGTGATCTGTCTTAAGTTTCCTGTTTCGTCAAACTCGTAACGCTGTTGCCTTTCGTTCCTGTGGTGCTCTTTGTTGTGGCACTCTTGGCAAAGCGCCTCTAAGTTGTTCCAGCTAAGTGTAAGCTCTGGGCTGTTTATATTCTGCGGTGTTAAGTACGTCCTGTGGTGTACCACTTTGGCTATGTCGCCGCAGCGCTCGCATATGTAGTGCTGGCTAAGTAGGTAGGCTGCCCGTGTCTGTCTCCACGCTTGCCCCTCGTAAAATTCTTTAGCCCATGCTTTCATACTGCCCACCGCCTAACTGTCGCGCCCAGCGCCCTGTATTTCATGCGCTGGGTTAGGAGGCTAAGATACGCGCAAAGTACTGCGGCTGCGCATAGCACTAACCACAATACCCTACGCTATAAGTGTAACCTTGCCCCGCTTAACATAACACCCCAGCTTATTACCACGTTTTTACCACTCGTCTAAGCCCCATAGCAGTACGCTTAGCTCGTTAATAACATAGCCTACCCAGCGGCGCGGCGTGTTCTTTCCCGTGTCTAAGTCCTCTGCTATCTGCTCGTATGTCTTGCCCTGCATAAAGTACAGCTCAAAAGCCTTGTACTCCATATCGCGCCCCGCTGCCGTGCACTTGCGCTTAGCCTCTGCTACTGCTGTGTCTATACGTTCTAACGTGTACTCTGTCCTTAGCTTGCTCTCGTCAGTAGCTGCGTGCTGTGCATGGTATACAGCGTCACGGTATCGGCGCATAAGGTTGTACGTGTCTTGGTATCTGCCTTGCCGTCTGGCTTTCTTTTCCTGTCTTTTGTACTCTTCCACGCCCGCCTTAGCTGCGTCCTTTAGCAGCTTTGCTAACTCGTCCTCTGTTATCCTCATGCACTCGCCTGCCTTTCTGGTCTACCTAAATGGCAGCTCGTCTGCTGCATAGTCTGGTATATCCATAAAGCCTGCGTCTGTATCTGCTGCTGCCTGCTGCTCTCTTCCTGCCCTCTGCTCTGCCTCTTGCTTTGTCTCTCCAAAGCCTATGCTGCTTACCAGTACCTCTGTGTAGTAAACCTCTTTACCGTCTCTGTTTGTATAGTGTCCTGTCTTAAGCCTGCCCGTAAGCTCTACTTTTGTGCCCTTGTGCGTCCAGCGCTCTACCCACTCTGCCTGCTTTCCCAGCGCCTTAATGCTTGGGTAGTCCGTGCCGTTGTAGTCGTCTACTGCCAGCGTAAAACGCGCTACTGCTGTGGCGTTCTCTCCCTGCGTGTACCTTACGTCTGCGTCTTTCGTAAGCCTGCCGCTAAGTACTACGTTATTCACTCTGCGCGCCCTCTCTTTCTCGTATGCCTGCTGCCAGCTCTGTTGTATGTCTCTTTGTCTTTGCTACCTCTGCAATGATCTGCGCCACTAAAACTGTAATACAGATAATGCCCGTAATTGCTACTGCTGTAATGTTCATGCCGTGCCCTCGCTTTCTCGGTACTGCTGCACCGTTGCCGTGTTATAGTTCTCTGCCATTTCTCCAAAGGTTTTACTTGCTGCTGCAAAGCCGTTGCTTATCGTTTCGCAAGCGTCTGCAAGTGCTCTGCATAAAGCTGGCGCAAAGTTGTTAAGTGCCTCTGCGATCTGTGGCAGCGATATGTTTAACTGCTGTGCTGCCAGCCTTGCCCTCTTCCTCTTGTCCTCTTCTATCGGCGGGTTATAGCCGTGTTGCTTTTTGTATCTCTTTTTCCACTGCCTATAGTTCATGTACTCGCCTCACTTTCTTTGCTCTTTGTCTGCTGCTTGCTTAGTACTCTTTCTATCAGCCGCCATAGGTCGTCTTGCTTAATCTCTAAAATAGCTCTCATAAGCTCTAACTTAATCGTGTAGCATATCTCGTTTTGCTCGTCTGTCAGCTTTTCGCTTTTTGCGCCCTGTTTTCCTGCGCTGCTCTTATCATTTCCCATATTGCGCCCTCGCTTACTCCCAGATTAGCAGGCAGCGTAACCGCCACGCCGCTGCCGCTGTTTATCTGGTGCTCTATGTACTTGCGTATCCTGCCTACGTTGCCTTTAAGATATTTCTTACGCTGTCGTCTATTCATGCGCCACGCTTTCTACGGTGTCCGTTTCGGATACCTTAAGCAGCTCTATGCCCAGTATTGCGTAGCCCTCTGCAAGTCCGCTGTACTCTTCCAGCATATAGGTTATGTCTGCCAGTATGCTGCGCCCTGTATATGCGCCTGCTGCATATTCCTGCATAAGCAGCTTGTCGCCTACTTTATAGCCTCTGTCGTTTTTTTTAAGCTCAAAGCGCTTTTTTCCGCTTACAATGTCAGCCCACCAGCTTGTAGCTAACTTTACCTCGTGCGTTTTTGGCTCTCTTACTGGTGCGCCTGCTGCCATGCGCTCTGCGTCCTCTTTTTCGCGCAGCTTTCTGGCTGTCTCTCTGTCTATCCTGTCCTGCTCTTCACTGTAGCGCTGCTCGTCGGTCTTTTCTGCCTCTGCCTTGTTTACGTACTCGTCGCACTTTTCGCAAGTGCCCGTTTTTACGTTGCAGGTGCTGTAATTTAAGCAGCTGTAGCATAGGCTCGTTATGCTCTCTGGGTGCGGCGTGCGGTAGTCGTCGCCTGCCTGCCGTTCTTTTACCTTTTCCGCGATCTCTTTAGCCCTTACCTCGCCTGCTGCCGCCTGCGCTGCTATCTCGTCCTGCTCTTCCTCTGGCAGCTTGCTTGTTTCGTAGGCAGCAGTTACGCCTAAATTGCCTTGCTTAAACTGCTCTTTTGCAGCAGGGCTTAAGTTTTTGTCTATCTGCTCCATGCGTGCTACGTTCGTGCTGCTTTCTCCCAGTATGTCCGCTACCATATCGCGCAGCTTTCCTGTGATCTCTAAGCCGTCCTCGTCTCGCGCCTTAATAAGTGCCCTGCGCAAGCGCGCCGCCTGCTCTGTTTTCTCGTAGGCTGTAAGCTCTCTGTTAAAGGCGTTGCCCACAAGTAGCGATAGCTCAAAGGTTGCCTCTGGCATATCTCTGTACAGATAGCGCACGCTTTTGTACTGCTCGTGCCCCTGCTCAATAAGCAGGCGGTTTGCTGCGTTTCGTCTGTGCCCGCTAATTATCCTGTACTCGCCGTTTACTCTTCCCAGTACCGTAGGCTGCTGCTGTCCTACGGCTAAAATGCTGTCTGCCAGTTCCTGTATGTTCTCTTGGCTGTAAAAATTGCTCTCGCTCTCTTTTACGTCGCATGGATTTAACCAGATTTCTGTATACTCTGTTACCTGCGTCTCTGTCTGCGCCTTGCTCTGCGCGTTCATAATATCCATAAAGCTAAACTTGCCCGCTGCCATATTACTTGCCCCCTTTCTGTGCCTGTAAGTACGCTGTTACAAAGTTCTTATAGTCCTGTGCTGCCCCGCAGCGTGGGCTATACTCATATACTGGCTGCATAAAAAAGGTGCTCTCTGCCGCCTTTGGCGTATAGCGTATCTTTGCAAGCGCCTGTATAGGGCTGTTTTTCTCTAACCACTCTAAGCCAGCTACGTTAGTGTCGTCGTTTCTGTACATGGTTACCAGCGCACCTAACAGCTGTATGTTTGGGTTAATGTCTTTGGCTGTCTCTATCTGCTGGGCTATGATCTCTAAGCCCTCTAACGCCCACTCGTCTATTTTTACGGGTACTATTACCTCGTCCGTGATCTCCAAAGCGTTTGCCACGTTAAAGGCAATGTCTGGCGGGTTGTCGATTATCATAAAGTCGTACCAGTCGCGTATTGTGCGTGGAAACGGTAGCGCGTCCTCGCAGTTGCTTATAGGTGTCTCTAACAGCTTTTTGTATCTGCCCAGCTGGTTGCCTGTCTCTGCTGCAAGCTGGTACGTAGCTGTCATAAGTGACATATTGCCCGTTATTACGTCCAGTACGCCGTTAGTAGCTCCCACGTCTGTAATTACGTCCAGCGCATAGGTGTATTTACCCGTAAGCGCTCTGGCTGCGCCGCAGTTTCCTAAAGCTCCATACTTGCCCAGTGCCTTGCTTACATTGCCTTGCTTGTCGTTATCCAGTACAAGTACTTTGTAGCCGCGCTTATACAGCTCATATGCCATATTGTGCGCTGTAAAGGTTTTACCTACGCCGCCTTTAAGGTTAATAATGCTTATTACTTTCATGCTTTGCCCTCTCTTTCTCTCCGTTGAGTCTCTGGCTTTGTTTATAGTTCCTGTCTTTTGTGATCTATGTAGCAGGCTGCATGGTTGGCATATCTGCCACTGCTGCTGCCGTTGCTGCCGTCTCTAAAAGTACGCTGTCGTCTAAGTAGCTCTTAAGCACGTCTGCTGCCTCTTCCCAGCCGTAGCATACAGCTGTTGCGTAGTCCTGCTGCCGCAAGCTCTTAAGCCACTGCTTTTGCAGTTCTGTTGGCTTGTTGCTGCCTACCTTAAGCTCTATGTAAAGCCCGTGCCAGCCGCCACGCGCTACAGGTAAGCATAAATCTGGCACGCCTGCCTTTACTCCCTGCCGCTTTAAAGCTCTTGCCGTGGCTGCGTCTCTCTTGCCGCCGTTTGGTACGTGATACAGTAGTCTAAGCTCTGGGTACTTTCCGCGCTGCATATCGCACCAGCTAAATAGTGTCTCTTGTGCGCCTGCCTCGTGGTCTATCCTGTAATTTCTCACTTTCTGCCTTTCCTCTCTTTCTGCGCCTTGCTATCTGTTTGGCACTCGTCAAAGTATTTACACCGCAGGCAGCAGGCGTGGCAGCTTTTACCCCTTACAAAAAGCCAGTACCTTAGCCTCTCTGCTGCATATCTCGCTATCTGCTTTTGCTGCCTTATGTACGGGTGCGCCTCATAGTAGCCGTTGTGCTTTTGCTCTTCCTCTGCTTTCTGCTGCTGCCCCGCTCTGTATATCGCCTGCGCCGCTGCCAGCAGTGCTGGTATGAAAAACGCCGCTATAATCATTACTGCTAAAGCTATATACCTCATTTGCCGTGTAACCTCTCTAACTCTGCTGCACGCCTTACTATGCTGCGTGCGTAGTCTGTTATCTCGCCTGCTGCATACAGGCTGTTTGCCGTGTCTATTGCCATGTTATAGCGCATAAGCACGTAGTATACGTCGTCGTCCTCTCTTTCGTCGAATAGCTCCCGCATGTAGTCAGCTGCTACAAGGATATTGCCGTATGGCTCGTATATGTCTGTAACGCCCAGCCGCTCCATGCGGTCTGTATGCCAGTGCGTGCTTATCTGTGCCAGCCCTTTGCAGCTGCCGTTAGTGGCGTTTATGTAAAACGTGCTCTCGCGCTCTACCAGCGCCTGCAATAGCTCTGGGCATATGTCATACATAGCGCCTACCTCTTCCGTGATAGCTATAAGCTCTGCCTCGCTTATGCAGCCCTCTGCTGCCTCTGTGCTCGGTATGTATGCAGGCTCTGTAATTTCCTCTACCCTTGCCTCTGGCTCTCTCGTCTCTATGATCTGCTGCGCTGGCTCTGGCTCTACCTGCTGCCAGTCTGCTGTAGTGATCTGCTGCGGCTCTATCGCTTGTATGCTGTCGTCGCCTGCTGCCGTCCTCGCTACTACCATTGCTGCCAGTACCGTAAGTACTGCTATGGCTACTGCCTTTACTTTTCTCATACGCTTTACTCTAACCTCACTATGCGGTATCTAAAGTACCCATACCCGTAAAACTCTGGGCTATGTATGCCCCTCTCTATACTGTCCTTATCCACGTACCAGCCTTTAGGTGCGTGCGGCTCTGCCTTAAACCAGTTGCGCTGGCTTATGATCTCGTATACTGGCTCTGGGCGTACAAGGTTACGGCTGCTGTTATAGCGCTTGCTCATAAGCGCGCCCTCGTCCTCTGTGCGGTGCTTGTCTGTGTATTTCAAAAAATAGCTTGCAAGCTCGCTGTACTGCCCTGTATCGTCCAAAGGGAAAACCTTAACACGGTTGTGCCCCTCATATGCCTTGTACCATGCCTGCTGCAATATCTCTGTATCGCACTTGTTTATTACAAGGTGGTGGTGGCGTGCTCCCTTTTCGCCTATCTCCATTACGTGTATGTATTTAAACTCTTTGCCAGCAGCCTTATACAGCTTTCTGCACTCACGTAAAAATTTATCTATGTCTGTGCGCATTTGCTCTTTACTGCGTGGCTCTTCCTCTTTCCTGCGTATGTAGTCAAGTACTACGTGGTAGTCTCCATAGCCAAAGTTAGCATTTAACAATAGCCTTAGCTTTCTCTGTGCCTGTCTCTCGTTTACTCTCTTTTGCTCTTCTCTTGTAGGCTTTACCTTATCCTGCCTCTTTTGCCCTCTCTTCTGGTATCTGCTGGTATAGTAGTACTCTATCTCTACAGTTTTACCAGCTGTAGTAGTGCGTTTAACGTATGGCATATATTTTTACCTCTGTCGTAAAGCTAATACTTTTATCAAGTGTTTTAATAGAGCTTGCGCGCACTTAAAAAGCGGGCTTGCTCTTGCTTTTTCGCCATGCGTTCTATATAATATAGGTAGCTTTTAACGCATGGTTAAGCGCCTGTGGTATTCCCAGTACCGCAGGCGCTTTTCTTTGTTTCACTTAGCGCGCTGCGCAGCTCTCTGGCGTGCGTTCTCAATAAGTCGCGCTATATCCGTATCTGTTTTACTCTCACGGGCGCGCTGCTTTCTGCGGTTTTCGGATACTTTACCCTTGCCTGCTGCAAGCTGCTGCCCTCTCCATATATTCTTAAAAATCTTGCTGCTTTTCCCGTTCTTTCCGTTACCGCTTAAGCGCTGTGCTGCTGCCTTTGCTATCTGTCTCTGCATTTTGCGTGTGCTGCTCATATCAGTTATGCCCCCTTAGCCTTTTCTTGCTCCATATCCTCTGCTCTTGTGATCTTGTATATAGATACCTCGTAGCAGGTATGTGTTACCGTCTGCCCGTCCTCGGTCTTTTCGTATGATCTGCTTTGCAGTCTGCCTTTTATGTCTACCTGTGTGCCCTCTGCCCAGCCTTTTACCTCGTCTGCCGCCTTATTCCAGCAGATAGCAGGCACGTAGCACTTGCCGCCCTCTCGCAGCTCGTTTGGTGTTACTACCTTAATATCTGTAATGCGCTTACCGTTTGGCGTGGCTCTGTTTACAATGCCCTTACCCAGCGTGCCAGATAGCCTTACCTCGTTTTCTGGCTCGTAGTGCTCGCCTGTCTCTTCCAGCAGCTCTGCCAGCACGTATACAAGTACCTTGCCGCTTTTGTAGTTCTTAAAGGTTTGCAGCCTGCCGTAGCATATTACTGGCTTGCCTGCTGCCACTGGCTTTGTACCTGCTGGGCAAAATACTATAGCCTCGTCCTCTTGCCCGCTGCGCCGCCTCGTCTTTACTATTGTCTGGTAGCCCTTGTACTGCTGCCCGTGTATGTTCGTTACCTCTGTAAACTCTGCCGCCATAACGCCTATAAGCGCTACGGCATTGCCCTGCGTCGTGATCTCGCCCACGTTCTAAGCCCCTCTCTACTCTCCCAGCTCTGCTAAGGTCGCCTCTATCTCGTCCTTATAGCTGCTTTTTTCGTCGTCCTCTGTCTCTTGTGGCTCTTTGCCTGTGTTTGTAGGCTCTGCTGCCTCAAACTCTTTTACTGCGTCGTATGTATACTTGCGCTCGGTGTCAAAGGTGCAGCTGTTTACGCTGTAGCCCATTGCTCCAAAGCGGTTGCGTATGCTCTGGGCTGCGTCGTCTAACTCGTAGTCCTCGTTACCCGTCTCTACTGCGTAGCCCTCTAAACGCTCGCCTGTGCGTCTGTCCGTAAGCTCTAACTTAAAGCCCCATAACAGCACGTCTGTTACCTCTCCCAGTACTACTGTGTTTTCGTTTGTCTGCATATCGCTGTATATATCCCCTTTCTTAAGGTCGCGTGTGCTGTCTGTTTAGCCCGTGCCTTTGCCTGCTCCATAGCTGCCATGCGGTCTTTTACAAGCTCTCTGGGCGTGCGCTGTACTGCCGTACTTACACCGCCGCAGGTGCATTGCTCGTTATGATCTAAGTTACTGCCGCAATACGGGCACGTCTTAAACATTGCCATAAGCGCTACCTCACTGTTTAAAAAGTAAATACGCCGTGGCGGTTTCTAACTACCGCTTTTACCGCCTTTATAAAGTCGTCTATGCTTTTATGTAGTTCAAAGTCCACTACTGGTATGCCTTGCGCTCTTGCCTCTTGTACCTCGCCGTACATACCCTCGCTTACTCCGTACTTATCGCCAAAAATAAGCACGTCGCACTTGTATAGCAGGCTTATGCCCGCTGCCAGTCCTGCTGCCCTGTCCTCTTTGTTGCTGTCGTCCAGTACGTGTGTAAGGTACATATGCGGCGTAATAGGTGCTATGCCGCTGTCTATAGCTATTTTGGTAAGCTCTTTTGCGTACTCGTCGTACTGCTTGCGCTGCTTTTTGTCGTTTGCCCTGTACGGGCTGCATATGTACGCTACTATCATGTTGTCGCCTCGCTCTCTACGCTTACCACGTCCTCTAAAGTGATCTGCCCCAGCTTTGTAAAGTTTTGCAGGTTTTCGTTATATCTGCTTATCCTGTAACGCCAGCCGCCGTGCTGTCTCCATATGCCCGTACCGTATCTGTCTGTATAGTATTCTTTCTCGCCGCTAAGCAGCTCGCGCATTGTCAGCTTGTCCTTAAGATACTCGCACGGCTCTATAAGCAGGTCGTGGTACATATCCCTGCGTGCGTCGTAAGTTCTCCACGGTAGCAGTGCTGTGCCGTCCTCTTGCATAAATGCTGCAAAACAGTTGCGTACCTCGTCGCCGCCTACCGTCCTGCTGTTTTTATTCCAGCCCCAGTTATCTATTGTTACGCCGTCGTCGCTTACCTTAATTACGTCCACGTTATACGCATAAGGCGCACCGCTCATTATGTAGCCGATAAAGTAAACCTTTTGCCCGCCCAGCAGGTTAAAGCCGTACTTTTTCTTTTCTATCTCTGGTAGGTTTTCCAGTTGCCCGCATATGCCCTTGTCTGGGTTATGCCAGCATAGCTGCAAGTTTGGGTATGTTATAACCATGCCTCTGCCCTCTCTTTCGTACTCTCTTCTTATATGATGATCTGCGTATAAACGCTTAGCTGTAAATCACTAAAGCTGTACTGCGCTATCTCGTCTGGCTCAATAGGTGGCATAAGTCCGCGCCTTTCCCAGTCTTTGTGCTTTATGTCTAAGCTGTAGTGGTATTTCTTTACCAGTCTGTGCGCTATGCGCTCTTTTGTTTCCTCATGTAGCAGGCTGGCGTATCCTGTGTATAGCTCTGTTTCGCCGTCTATGATCTGCACTCTATCGCCTGCTCTTGTGTAGCTAAGCGCCTGCTCTACGGTTATTTGCTCCATTTATTCCACCTCGCTAAGCAGCTGGCGGCTAAATATCATATACAGCCCCAGTGGTACTATAAGCAGTGCTGCCGTTGCGTCCATATCCAGTAGCGGTACGCTTGCAATGCCTACCAGCACTGCTGCAAGCCCGCAAAGCCTCTGCTTTATAAAAGCCAGCCTGCGTGCTCTTACCTTAAGCGCCTGCTGCCTCTGGCGGTATCTCGCATACTCCACGCCCGCCCAAAAGTCTGCCCTGCGCTGTACTCTTGCTCTTGCTGGCAATGCCTTGCCGCCCTGTATCACTTTGTAGCTGTATGCTCTGCACTCCACCTGCCTGCCCTCTCTTTCGTTATATTCCTATAAGTATGTATGTAAGCCTGTTGCCCCCTATGTCCGTGCTTTCGTCTGTTGCCCACGTGTTTACCGTACATTTAAGTAGGTTGTCTGGTATCTCTCGCATATCTTTGTAGCGTCCTGCTAAGCATTTCTCGTCGTAGCAGTCCTCTAAGTCCTCGTATATAGCAATGCCTTGCCAGTCCATAGTGCAGCAGTTAAGAAACTCTCTTACGCTCATTTGTAGCGCCCTCGCTTTCGTGTCCTCTATCTCGTACTCTTTGTAGTTTTCCTCGTAGTAGCGCTCGCCCTCTAATGCTCTGTGGCTGTAAATGTCTAAGGCTATGTCTGTGCTTAGCTTGTTTACTATCCTTTTGGCTGCTGCAAGCGTCTTGTAGCCGTCCTGTAGCCGTCTATCTGGGTAAGCTATGCGCTTGCCCTTGTGATATATGCGCCTGCTGCCGTCTCTGCTTTTCTCTACCACGTAGTACATAGGCGTTACCTCGTCAGCATTTCCACCACTTTGCGCTTAAAGTCCTCTGTAAGTTCCAGCTCCCAGTAATGTACATAGCTGCAATGGTCGCAATGTTGGAAAGCCTTACCAAACTCTATAAACTCCTCGTTTTTGTATCTGCCCATTTTGTTGCGCCTGTGGCAATGCGGGCACGTCCACGTTTTAGGCAGCTCGCCGTTTACTATGCGCGTTTCGTCTATGCTGCTCATGCCTGCGCCTCGCTTTCGTTAAATAAAAAGCCCTCGTCTATTAAAAAGCGTATCCAGTCGCTACCTACTGCGCCCTCGTGCTCTATGATCTTGTCGTAAAATTCCTCTTTGCTGTGTACGTCCAGCTCGTCCATAAAATGCTTGGCGGTATCCACGCTTGTATAGATAAAAACGCAGTCGCTGTAAAAGGTTTTCTCTACCGTGCTGTACTCGTTCGTACCTCTCGGTATCATCATTTTTACTTTTACTACCTCTTTGCCGCTCTTCTTGCTTATGCCCTTTGTGAGTACTACGGCTGGGCTAAATAGCCAGCCGTTCCAGCCTCTGCGCAATGGTGCAAAGCAGTAGCGTGGTACTTCTACCAGCTCGCCTGCCTTTAGTTTCTTAAAGTTTATCTTTCTCATGTTACCGCCCTCTCTTTAGTGATCTGCCACGCAGTAGCTTGTTATAACCGCCTCGCGCTTAAGCGCAAACATAAGGCTTTCTAACTCGTACTCTGTGTCGCTGTGGTCTAATATGTTCTGCGCTACTACCTGTAGCTTTTCTGTGTCTATGTCCTGCCCTGTCTCGCTCCAATAAAAGAGTATGTTTGCAAGGCGTGTATATTCCGCGTTAGTGCCTCTTGTGTAAAGGCTCTTTTTTATACAAAAGCTGCGCACGTCCTCAAAGTCTAAGCGGCTGTGCTCTTGCATTTTGTTGCCCTTTACCTGTAAGTCTGCTGGGTATACGTCGTATACCTCGTTGTTTATGCTTACCTGCGTGCACTCTGGCACATCTATGCTGTTTATAAACGCTGCCGCCTCGTCGAATGTGTCAAACCCAAACTTGCTGGCGTACTCATGGTTTGGGTTTCCGTCGCCTGCAAGTGCTAAAAGCGCCTCGCCTGCCTCGTTCCAAAACATTACCTCGTACTCTGGCGCATATGCCCTGTAGCCGTTTTCTTTGTTTGGTGTCCATACTTTAATAGTTGCCATGTTATTGCCCTCTCTTTCGTGATCTGCTGCCCTTGCTTATGCAAAAAGCGCTTTTTGTGCTCTGTCTGCGCTGTAGCCCGTGTGATCTCGTCCGCTTGCGCCGCCTCTTTCCAGTTCTCGGTAAAGGGTAGCGCGGTGTACGCCCATTTCTGCTACCATTGCCGTTACCTTTTCGCCAGCTTTTACCATTTCCTCTAAGCGCTGGCGGTCTTTGTAGTTCAGTTTTTTATATGTCCGTGCCACTTCCTTTGCTCCTTTCCGCAAATAAAAAACGCGGTAGAGTTATTGCACTCTACCGCGCTATTTTGCTTAATTCTGCTGCAAAAAATAAATGCGGCAGAGGCTTTTATAACCTCTTGTCGCATTTAATTCTAAATGTTACCGATGAAAATGTCAATAATAAATGCAACAATTTTTTAAAAAATTTTCAAAGCCCTATTTTTGCCATTTCCTGCCTAAAAAGGTCGCCTGCATTGTAAAAGCCCAGCAGCTCCCGTGGGTAGTTGTTTATCCAGTCCTCTACTGCCTGTATGTCCTCGTCGGTCATATCGTCAAAGTTTACGCCTTTTGGTATCTTTCGTCTTACCATTTTGTTAGTGTTCTCGTTTGTGCCCCTCTCCCAGCTGCTGTACGGGTGGCAGTAGTATAGCTTTGTCCGTTGCCCGTCTCCTAAGCTGCTACCCTCTAAGCCCTCGCAGTCTGCAAACTCTGTGCCGTTGTCTACCGTGATAGTTTTAAACACGTCGCTAAAGCGCTCGCCGTACTGTGCCTCTAAGCTATCCAGTACCGCCACTACAGCTGCTGCCGTATGCTCTTGCAGCTTAAATAGCAGCTCGTCGCGTGTTTTTCTCTCTGATAGTACCAGCAGGCTGTTTTTACTTTTGCCCCGCTGCCCTATTACTGTATCCATTTCCCAGTTGCCAAACTCTTGCCGCGTCTGTATGTCCTCTGGGCGCTTTTCTATGCTCGTGCCTGCTGCCGCTTTCTTTTGCGTGCGCTCCACTTTCTTATACTGGCGCTTGCGCTTTCCCTTAACAGGCAGGTGCTTATTTGTCAGCCGCAAAAATATGCCCTTGTCTATGTAGCTGTAAAGCGTGGTAACGCATATGCTTACGCTAAACTCTGCCGCCTTGCCCGTTACCTTAAGCTCTCCCAGTACGGCTGCTGGGCTGTAGTCGTCCTCTACTATTTTCTTTTCTATGTAGTTTGCGTATGCCACGTCGTTGCCTATCTTAAGCCCTGCGCCCTTTTCCTTAAGGTTTGCCCTGTATTTCTGGTCTGCCATATCAGCGCTATAGCTCTCTGTTTCTGTCCAGTCGCTATTACGCTTTGTATAAGCGCCCCGTTTAAGCTCTCTGTAAATAGTACTGCGGTGTACGCCTATCTGTGTTGCTATGTCCGCAGGCTTATGCCCTGCATTGTGCAGCGCCTCTATTTTAAGGCGGTCTGCTTTTGTAAGCTGCTTAAAACGTCTCGCCATAGTTTTGCCCTCTCTTTAGTGATAAAAAGCCGCAGGCATTATACCTGCGGCTTACCTGTACGCTACTTGTGTTATGCTCGTACCTTTATTTCTATATTACAGCCGTATGTTAGGTCGTCGCCGCCTGTGATCTCGGTAACTACTGCCGTAATTTTGTTATCTTTGTACTTTCGGTCTAACTCTGCTGCCAGCTCTGCGCTTAGGTTGCCCAGCACGCGCCCGTTATGCTTTACGTATGCTGCTGGCTCTCCCTTATACTGGTATGGCTCTATCGTGATCTGCTCGCCGCCTCGCAAAGTCTTAAGTAAATCCTGTCTGTTTGTGCCGTCCTCATTGTCAAAGGTTACGCCTACTACCTTTGTGCGTATGGTGTTAAGCAGGCGCTCGCCCTCTGGCGCTGTCTTTGCCTCTGTTTTGCCGTACTTTTCCTCTACTTTTTCCACTTTTCCACGCTTGCCCAGCCAAAAGCCTACGCCTGCTACTACTGCTGCCACTACGATACACTCTACGCCGCCTACAGCGTTACCTTTTGCCAGCGCAGCTATGCCAGATATAGCCACTACTGCTGCAATAATGTAAAGTATCATGCTCTTTTTGTTCATGCCTCTACCGTCCTTTCTTTAGTCCTAAAATGTTGTCTGCCGATACGTCTAAACACTTGCATAGTTTTGCCAGCGTGTCTGCGCTCGGTATCTGTTTACCCTGCTCCCAGCGGCTTACGTCTTTCTGGTTTACGCCCAGCTTTGCTGCAAGCTCTACCTGCGTTACGCCTGCTGCACGCCTCGCCGCTCTGATATTGCCGCCCATTGACATATTAGCCCCTTTCGCTTAGTGTTCTATCTTTCGTGCTGTGTTGTGTACCCTATAATATACCCTCTACGTTATATTTTCAAGATAAAAAGCAGGCACAAAGCGTACTTTTTGCCCTGTGCCTGCTATGATCTGTTACGGCTTAAAGCCTCTAAGCTCTATAAGTGCCTCTCGTAGTGCTGTTGGCTCTGTTTTCTCTGCGCAGCTGCCGCGCGTCTCTGGCTTTTCTACCTGCTCTGCGTACAGTGGGCATAAATCGCAGCCCAGTGTAAGCGTGCACGCAGCATTAGCCATAAGGACGCGCAGCGCTTTTAATTCCTGCTCGCTCATACCGTTACATAGTCTGGGTGCATATATCCTACGGTAGTGCCGTATTTTACATGATACCAGCCGTTTTGCTTTGTGTTATCCCAGTACATTACCGTGCCCTTGCGCACCGTGGTAAGTATAGCGGTATCCGTGCTGCCGCCTTTTCTGATACGTACCCCGTTAGCGTTGCAGGTTACCTTACGGGTAAAACCTGCTGCCGTACTCGGTTTACTGTAGTTGTTTGAGATATAGCCAGCTACGCCGTTAATAAGTACGTGATACCAGCCGTTTTGCTGTGTGCCGTCATATTGCAGCACGTCGCCCTTTTTGGCTACTGCAATAACCTTGTAAGCGGTGCTGCCGCCCGTCCTTACATTTACTGCGCTGCCCGTTACGGTCACTGTGCCCACGCTCTTAAAGTCTGCTGCGCCCGTGTCTGCCTCTGATAGCCTAAGCACGCAGCCCCACGGGTAGTTATAATATGGTCTTACGCAGATTTCCTTTTGTGTCTGGTCGCCAGTAGCGCCACCCGTTGCCTTTCCTTTCTCGTTAATACTTGCGTGTACCAGCTGCCCGCTGCCAGTATAAAGCGCTGTGTGCTTTCCCTCTGCTAAAAGTACGTCGCCTACTTTCATGCCTGCCGTGGTCTTAAGGTTTACTTTGCTGGTAACGTCCGTAAAGCCAGTCTTTAAGAAAACCTTACGCATATTGCCCGTATAGGTTGCCCCGTTTGTCTTTACTGGTACGCCCGCCTTTTCGTAGGCTGTAATAACCAGCCCGCTACAGTCAAAGTTAGGGTTTCCCCAGCGGTCTACTTGGTCGTAGCCGTGGCTGTCGTCTCTGGCAATAGCTACCGCGTAGTCTACTGCTTTCTGTGCCTTTGCTCCCATTTTCCCCGCCTCGCTTTCTCTCTGCTGGGTTGTCGTAGTTCCTGCGTACTTGTTGTAGTACGTCTGCCCAAAGCCTGCGCGCCTGTTCTTTGCCGCCTCGCTCTGGTCTTTTGGTCTTTCAAATTTGAGTAAAATTACGTCGCTGGCAGCTTTTACACTGTCCGCAATAGCAAGCGCCTGCATAATGGCTGCGTTGCTGCTAAGTTCCTCATATAAGTAGTTAAGCTGTGTGCTAAGGTCTGCAATGCTTGTGCCTGCTGCCTTTGCTCTGGCTAACAAGTTCTGTTTTCTCGTCCAGTACGTCCACTGTGCCAGCCCATAGCCTGCGCTGTCTCTTGCAAAGTTCGTGTACGTGCCGTTATCCACGGCAGCGGTGTACTGGTCGTCGTTTAAGCCTAAGCTCTTCTCGTAGGTGTTTTGCAAGTTGTTTGGCTTTAGTCCGCTCTCTGCCCACAAGTTGCCCATAATACCAGCTGCTGCATAGTCGTTAAAGCCCTTACCCTTTAAAAAAGTCCATATGATCTGCTCGTTATCCATGCCGCTACCTCGTCTTTATTTCTGTATCGTATTTACCAGCTGCTGCACGCTCGCGTTGCTTTCAAGTAGCCTCTTCATTTCCTCTAAAGCCTCGTCTACCAGTCCACTAAACTGCTCAAACGTGATAACTTTAGCCAGCCAGCCAAACTTACTTAAAAACAGGTCGTACACATAGCGCAGCTTTAGCTTACCTGTGCCGCCGCCTAACTCTTTCTCTGCCATTGTTACGGCATAAAGCAGCCACTCTTTTACCTTGCTAAGCTGCTTATCTGTAGGCATATTGTAAAACTTAATGCCTGCCACTACGCCAGCTGTGATAGCTGCCACAAGCGCCACAATAAGCGCCCAGTTTTCTGTAATAAACTCCATTACTTTTACCTCGCTTTCTTAGCCCAGCGCGCCGCCGTCGTCCTCGTTATCTAAGTCTATAAACTCTAAGCCGTCGTCTGGTGCGCTTTCCTCTTTGTCGCCCTTTCTTTTGTGCCCTGCTATCTTTAGTGCGTTCTCTACGCCCGCCTTTATCATGTAGCCGCCTACCACTACTCTAAATGTTTCGTTTGCCTCGCTTATAAGCGTGCCTATGGTGGCGGTGTCCTGCCAGATAGCGCAGATAATAAGCGCATACGCGCAGCTGATAAAGTACAGCACTGCTGTAATTACCACTACGCGCTTGCTAAACTCCCATAACCACTTTACGGGCTGCTTTTCTCTCTTTCTCTTTCTTACCCTCATTTACTCGCCCTCTGTATCCACGTCTCTGTAGTGATCTATGCGTAGCTGGCGCTCAATATTGTTAAGTCTCTGCTCGTGCGCGTCTAAGCGCTTGTGCTCGCTCTTCTGGCTCTGCTCCATAATAAGTAGCTTGTCGTGGTTTTCTCTGTTGTCCTGCTTTACGGTGTTTATCTCGTTTTCAATCCGTGTAAGCTGGTTTTTGATATTTTCCAAAGCTATCATTATGCCAGTTGTGCGCTCGGTACTTTTCTCTGTGTCCTCTCTTTCCTCTTTCTTTTGGCTTTTATTTGTGTTTGTGGTGTTGATAACAGCCATAAACAAGGCTACAGCCAAAGCCCCTAAACTCAACCAGTTTGCAATAGTCATGCCGCCGCGCTCCTTTCCTGCGTCTCACGTTCTTTTATTGTCCTGTCTGCAAGTGCTATTATTTTCTCTCTTAGGTGGTAGCTGTCGGCGTGTCCTGCGTGCCCCGTCCAGCTGCATATACTCTTTTGTAAGCTCTCTTTTGTAGTCTCGCCGCGCTCGTACTGCTTAATAGTACGCTTTATACGCTTTATGCTGTCCTTGCGTACTTTCTTGTGCGTCGCCCTGTGTTTATAGCCTACAAAGTCTATGCCGCCCGTGCTTGCGCATACTATAGTTGTTTTTGGGTTAAACGATAGCAATAACTCTGTATTTATAAACGTCTCTATCTTTTGTAGCCAGTCCTTAAGCTGCTCTATGTCTGGGCTAAGTATTATAAAGTCGTCCATGTAGCGTATATACTTCTTTACGCCCAGCACTTCCTTTACGTACTTGTCTAAAGCGTCCAGATATACGTTAGCAAACAGCTGGCTTGTAAGGTTGCCTACAGGTATGCCCGTACCGTCTGGCATTTCGCCGTTGTGGTCTATAATGCGATCTGTAAGCAGTAGTACGTTTTCGTCCTTAATAACTCTGCGTATTTCTTTCTTTAGTCTGTCGTGGTTAATGCTCTTAAAGTAGGCGTGTATATCTGCCTTAATCGCGTACAGTTTCTCGCCCTTGTGGTATTTCTCCCAGTCATATAACCACTTTTGCAGCGTGTCGCTGGCTGCGTGGCTGCCCTTGCCTTTTCTGCAAGCGTAGCTATGCCTGTAAAAGCGTTTCTCAAATATAGGCTCTAACACGTTATTTATAGCGTGCTGTACTACCCTGTCGTAAAAAGGTAGCGCCATGATCTGGCGCTCTTTCGGCTCATAAACTTTAAAGTATCTGTAGCCGCTTGGGTTGTATGTAAGCTCTATAAGCTCTGCCTGCGTCCGCTGTAAGTTTTCCTCTTTCTTTTGTGTGTACTTAAGTACCTCTTTTCTGTACCTCTTGCCGCGTCTGGCTTTGTTGTAGCTTAAAAGCAGGTTGCTGTAGTCGTAAATTGCCTCGTGCAGCGTTACTACCTGCCCTGCCGCGTTTGTTGTAGTTCCTACGCGTCTCATATAAAATGCTCCTGCCTTTCGCCGTAGCTACTAACCAGCAGCCCTACTTTTTCTCTTTACCTCTAAAGGTGGGTGCATTACCTCTGACTATAGGCTAAAGGCTTAGCCTTTATAATCCTTGCCAGCGCCCCGTAGGGTACTGCGCCTGCAAAATACCTTTATCTAAGTCACACGCGCCCCGCACGCCGTTGTTCGTGTTCACGTTCCACGGGTAATTGTTGCAATTCACCGCGCGCGCACCGTCCTGCGCTCCATTGTTCCAGTTGCCGCCCGCTATCAGCGCCGCTAAAAGCTGCTTTAAGGTATTGCCCCGTCCTATCTTTTGTTATTACGGCGTGTGCTTTCCATTTCCTGCACCGCCTCTATGATCTCGCCCAGCTCTACGCCGATTTCAGTAAATCTTTTACTGGTTTCTTTGTAGTGCTGGGCGTTCATAGCACTATATTTTAGGTCATGCGCCAGCCGTACCAGTTCCTTGCTTTCCTGTAAGCAAGCGTCTGCGGTATATAGGTGGCTCTTTCCGTATGTTTTCTGCCACTTAATTACCTCGCGCAGCACGTCTAATATGCTGCTGCGTGTCGCTGCTTGCAGGCTAAACTTTTCGTACTTTGGATACTTAGAAAGCAGCGGGTAAACGTATAGCAGAAAGTCGTAAATTTTCTGGTGCAGCTCTGCGCTCTTTGTTTTTATCTCTTCCTGCGTCACGTCCTCGCCCTCTTTCTAAGCGGCTGCGCTTTCGCGCGCCGTCTACAGACTGTCACACGCGCCCCGCACGCCGCTGTCCGTGCCCACGCTCCACGGGTAATTGCTGCAAACCATCGCGCGCGCACCGCCCCGCGCTCCAATGCTCCAGCTGCCGCCCGCTAACAGCGCCGCTAAAGAGGCGTAGTAGTACTGGTAAATGTTACCCACGTCGTAGCCGTCTGCTGGCGTCTTTAACGGGCTTGTTAAATCCCAGCCCCATGCCTGCGACGCATGGTACGTAGTATTTGTGGCGTGCTCTGCTCTTGTGATAAGCTCGTCTAACCACTCCCATACGTTGCCTACAGCGTCTCTTACGCCTACTGCTGATACTGCACGGGCTACATAGCCTGTAGTCTTTCTGCCTGTATTGCTTGTGGCGCTCCATGCGTTGTCGTTGCTGTTATCCAGTCCAGCAGGGCTGCCAAAAGCATACGCGCAAAACTCTGCATAGTTCGGCATACGCTTGCCAGATTTCTGCAAGCGCTCTACAAAGGTGTACCAGCTCATGCCCTCTGTACCAGTCATAGGCGTAGCGCCGTACTCACTGCTAAGCCCGTACTCGCCGTCGTCAGAGTTTAAGTAAATGTCTACCCATGTACCGCCGCCTAAATATACCATGCCCTCTGGTGCGCACTTTGGGCGGTGTCCTAAAGTCCACACGCTCTTAGGTACGATACCGTCGTATACGTTGCTCTCCCAGCCGCTGCCAAAGCGCACGCCTGCTGCATTTACTGGCTGCTGGTTGCTGTCTACCTTTCGGCACTTTCCATAGTGAAAACCGCCGATTTTACGGCTGTTTGTCGCGTTCCAGCCCTGCGGGTACGTAGCATTTTTAGAGATATAGTACAGCTCGTCGGTGTCGTCGTTCTGGGTGTCGCAAAGGTATACGTAATAGTCCTTGCCTACCTCAAAAGCTGCGCCTGTATCCAGATTAGCGGCAGTAAGCACGGTTGTGCCCGTCTCAAAAATGCCGCTGCCCGCAATAGAGATAACGCAGCCCTGTACTACAGTAAGCTGCTGCTCGCCGCTTGCGTATAAGTACTCTTTTGTAGGTGTTACAATGTCCGACACAAGCGCCATTTTGCTTACGTTAAGCAGCGCCCTGCGGTCTGTTTTTGTAATATCGTCTACCAGTAGTCTACTCATAATTCTTTAAAACCTCCCTAATAGCTGCTATGTCTGCCTCGGTCATGCCCACGCGTGCCAGTACGTCTACGCTGTTCATAACCTTTACTACGGTTACGTCCTGCGGTACAGCTACCGATAAGCCCAGCTTTGTTACGCTCTGCTCGTCGCTGCCCTGCTCTGCCTGCACGTTAGTAACTGTGGTTACATTGCCCTTAGCGTCGCCTGCCTTAAATTCTGCGCCTACCTCTGCCTCTGTGCAGTAAAGTACTGTAACCTCTTTGCGGTTGTTACTTATCTGCAAGATATTGCAAGGTATGTAGCGGCGCTCTTCCAGCGCGTCCAGCGCCTCTACCAGTCCTGCTGCCTCAAGCTCGCCAGCCTGTACCATTGCAAGGCAGTTGTAGTAGTCCTCTTTGGTTTTTAGTTTCTTAGGATACCCTTTCATGCTTTTTAGCTCCTTTCTTAGTGGTTACCTATGATACAAGATAAGTACCGCCACAATAAGCCGCGCCCAGCCATGCCACGGTAGTTATACTTGCTATCTCCTGTACGTCTCTTTGCAGCTGCGCTATGTCTGCTGCGTTTGTCTCTATCTCCTGCTGCAAGTGTGTTGCTGTTTCCTCGTCTAACAGGTCGTGCAAGGTGTCAAGCCATGCCGCTATATCGTCCTCTGTGTCCGTCTTATAACCAGCCAGCCACGCTGTAAACTCGTTAAGCGCGCTTGTAGCTCCCTGCCTGTCGGTGTTAATGTCTGCCAGATAGTTGTTGTACTGGCTTATGATCTGCTGCTCATACTGTCTAAAGAAGTCGTTAAACTGTGCTGTAAGCGTTGTAGCGTCTATCTGTTCTACTACGCCGTGTACGATACCGCAAAGGCTACTATTATAGCGCTGGTCTGTAATATTTGCCTGCGTGATACTGGTAACGCCTCTGCCTACCAAAATATCTGCTACGCATAAGTCGTAAATCTCGCTTGTGCGTGTTAGCGATCTCGCTACAGGGTTTGCGCTCGGTGTACCCTTAAGTACCGCTATGTAAATCATACGCTGCGTAATATCCCAGCGTACTATTACGCGGTCTATACGTGGTAAGCTGCCGTCTGCTGTATCCAGTGTTATGCTAAAGTCCTCTGGATTTCTAAAGGCGTAGCCGTTAATAAACGCATAGCCAGCTTTGGCTAATACCGTCATGCCGTTACTTGCTACTACCTGTAGCCCTGTTTCTGGCTTAGGAAAAACGCCGTTACCGATAAAGGTAGCAAAGTACCACGCCCAGTCCTCTGCTTTTCCTACGCGGTCATGGTTAATACTGTTAAATGGTAAATAGTTTAGCATTGCCGTTACCTCACTCTCTTAATTTTCTCTACCAGTGTCGGCAGGCTCTCGCCAAAGGTTGCTTGTATCTCTTCCTGCCCTTTCTGGTAAACTTCCTGTACCTCTGTTATGCGCGCGTCTATTCTTAAGCCCCAGCTGCGCTCTAAGCAGGTTATACGGTCGCCTAAGTTAAAATCGTCCTTAAATCTTAGGTTACTTGCCGTGTTAATCGTGCTTACAAAGTTCATGCGCTCGCCGTAGTTTTCCAGCTCGGTAGCGCCTCTGGTACGCAGCATAGCAAGGTACGTATTTAACGGTATCGGCACACTTGTGCCGCCGCTCTCATAGCTGCGGCTTATGTCGCTTGCGTCTATAAAAACCTCGTCCAGCTCTAAGCCCTGCTTGTTGCCGCCGTCCACGGTAGCTACTGGCTGTGCGCCCGCCTCGTCCGCAGCTCCCTGCACGTATGTAAAGTTTTTATAGCTCTCTATGCTGTCCTCGTACTCTTGCCCGTTTACATTGTCAAAGTCTCTGCTAAAGATACAGGGCGGGTTACCTGCGCTGTTACCCGCTGTAAGGTCGTCGCCCTTGTAGAGATAAAAGCCGTAGAGCTTGTCGCGCTCGTTTACTAAAATGTCATAGCCCAGCTTACCGCTTACTGCTACGTCCTTTACCTCGCTGCCTAAGTCTACGTACAGCTCGTTTGAGTAGTCCACGCTGCTGCCGCCGTAGCTATCCTGCGCAAGTACTGTAAACTGCGTAAACTTTCTCTTTGTGGTGGCATTTGCGCCGCAGTTATTTGCTACCAGTGCGTTTATGATCTGCTGGCACGTTGCGGTAGTTACCAGCTGCGGCGTTACCACTCTCTTGCTTAACCACTTAGAAAGCATAAAGCCTTGTGCCTCTATCTGCTCCTGCCCGCGCTCGTCTTTCGTGATATGTACGTACATTATCTGTGCAGCCCTGCGCCATATGCCGCCGCTGCCGTCCTCTACTTCCTTTTTGCCGTCGTGCTTTATGATAATGTTACCCATGCTAAGCAGGTTGCTGTTATTGTCCGTTACTGGTGCAAGCAGGTTAAACGTGCCTACGTCAAAGTATTTAATAGTCCATAACAGGCTTGCTATTTCGTCCACAATGCCTAACGGCTCTAATGCCTTGTCGAATACTCTAAGCTCCATGCTTTATACCCCCAGATACTTAGCGTTATAAACCAGTGATACTTCCATAGCGTTTACCCCGCTGCCTGCGTCGTATCTAAAGATATTGTCGCCTATGTTGAGCTGCATAAAGGTGCTGTCTACGTCTATGTAGCGGTAGTAGTCTATTGTTTCGCCGTTCCTGTAAAGGGTAGCGCCCTTGCTGCCGTACTCTGTATTTATCTCTATAACGTCGCCCGTTTGCATAGTGGCATTGATCTGTATAAACTCCAAAGTATCCACGTTAAGCAGTATAGGATTTTCTACAGTTCCCAGCGCGCTAAAGCGTATGCGCATACCTGTTGCCACGTCGCCGCTGTTGTAGCAGTCTACAATTATGCTTTGCTCGCGGTAGCCCCATATCATGCTTGTATCGTCCTCTAAGTCTATGTCGTATGGAAACTCCCACGCGCCTACCCAGCTGGCTATATCCTCGCGTATTTCGTCCTCTTCCTGCCAAAAAGGGTTACTACAGCGTAGCGTAAGCTCAAACTGTACAAGCGGGTTGCCCTGTTTTCTGTAAAACTCTGGCGTATCGTCCACTGTACACTTTATTACCCTCTTAAAGTCTCCGTACTCATACGTAAGCACGCCCTCTAACTCTGGGTTAAGCGTCTTAAGCGCCCTGCGGCGCAAGGTGTAAGCATAGTCTTTGCTCTTAGAGTTTATCGCACCCGCTACTTTGATCTCGCGCGGCTCTATGTGCATACCCGTTTTTGTTTCCCCGTGCTGCCCCATAGAGCTTGTGCCGTAAATCTCGTTTTGTATGTCCGATATGCCCGTAACGTCTGTACTTACGTTTACATGGTATAAGCTCTGCGTGCTAAGCTCTATGCTTTCGCCTCTGCTGTTTGTATAGGTTAGCTTTTCAATACTCATGCGTATACCGCCCTTGCTATTGTCTTAAAGTTTCTGGCTGCCTCGCGCTGCTGCCTTGCGTAGTCCTGCTCGTTTGCGTAAATGTACTGATTTACTACCAGCCCACCTGCTGCCCTTGCTCTGCCTGCGCCGCCTCTCTTTCCGCCGTCGCCGTCTACCTTTACGCGCGGCTCTACGTCAAACTCTGTAGGTATGCTGTCCTGCATTACCTTAGCTACGCTGCCCATTTCCTGCTCAAAGCCTACGCCGATACCCTGCGCTGCAAACTTTCCTACCTCGTCTCTAAATTTCTTTGACGGGCTTTCTATTCCCAGCGCGTCCTTTGCTGCGTCCAAAAGGCTTTTTGCAAGGTTTTTAACCTTGTCTTTAAGCCAGTCCCAGCCAGCGCTTATGCCGTTCCAGATACCGTTTACAATGTTGCTGCCTATGTTCTTAAAGTCCTCGCCTATGTTGCTAAAGGCATTTTTAATACCGTTTACTGCATTGTTCATGCCCTCTACGGCTTTGTTCTTTACCTCGTTGCCCCACTCTGCGATTTTGGATACAGCCCCAGATACCGCGTTATAAATCTTTGTAGGCACTTCTTTTACAATGTTCACAATGCCAGTTACCATAGAGTTCATAACCTCTTTGGCTTTGTTAATCATGTTTGTACCCCACGTAGCAATCTGGGTTACAGCTCCTACTACAGCGTTCCAGATTTTTGTAGGCACTTCCTTAACAATGGTAACAATGCCAGTTACCATAGAGTTCATAACCTCTTTGGCTTTGTTAATCATGTTTGTACCCCACGTAGCAATCTGGGTTACAGCTCCTACTACAGCGTTCCAGATTTTCTGCGGTACTTCCTTAACGATATTTACAATGCCAGTTACCATGCTGTTCATAACGTCGCGGGCTTTATTCTGCATATTCAAGCCCCATGTAGCCACGCGTACTACCGCGTCTACTATTGCGTTCCAGATTTTCTGCGGCGTTTCCTGCGTAATGGTAACAATGCCGTTAAGCATTGTAGTCATTACCTCTTTAGCCTTGTTAAGCATATTAGTGCCCCACTGCTGCACGGTGTTAATGGCATTTGCTAAAGTCTCGTTAAGTTTCTGCGGCAGCTCTGTAATGCCGTTTATCATACCCTGTACTATGTAGTCGCCCTGCTCTTCCATAACGGTACTTGGGCTGTGGATACCAAAAAAGCCTTTAATACCGTCCAGTATGCCGCCGCCTAACGTCTTTGCAGCCTCAAATACTGCGCTTACACCGCCTACAAGTCCATTTACAATGCCTGTGATAATGTTAGGCACTGCCTCTGCCAGCCCTGCTATAACGTCTGGTATAGCCTCTATGATCTGCCCAAACAGGTCTTTAGCTCCTGTAAGCAGCTTTGGTATACCGTCTGCAAGTGCCGTGGCAATGGTTGTAATGATCTCTGGCAGCGCATTTGCAAGCGCTACTATAATGTCTGGCAATGCCTCTAAGATAGCCATAAACAGCTTTATGCTGCCCTCAATAATCAAAGGCATACCAGTTATAAGCCCGTTTACTATCGCCTCTATGATCTGCGGCAGCGCGTTTATAAGTGCGTCGATAATTGTAGGTATAGCCTCTACAATAGCCATAAGCATTGTTATAGCTCCGTCGATAATAAGCGGTATTGCCTTTATAAGCGCGTCTATAATGTTCGTTATGATCTCTGGCAGCGCATTTACAATAGCTACAATTACCTGCGGTATAGCCTCTACGATACCGCAAAGCAGCTGTATGCCCGCCTCAATAATCATAGGGATATTTTGTATAAGCATATTCACAATGCCTATAACTACCTCTACAATTTGTGGCAGTAATGTAGGTAGCGCCTGCGCAATGCCCTGCGCCAGTGTTACTATGATCTCTACGCCTGCCTGTAAAATCTGTGGTAAAGCGTCAAGTAGCACGCCTATAAGCTGTGTAGCCGTGTTTAGTACTACCTCAATAAGCGTAGGCAGCGCCTGTGTGATACCGTCCACCAAAGCTGCAAGCAGTGTAGGCAATGCCTCTAAAAGCGCTGTGCCCACGCTGGTAATAGCGTTTAAAATCGTAGGTACTGCCTGCGATATATTGTTTACTATGCCAGTAATGCCCTCTTTAATCTTTTCGCCTGCGGTGTCATTTCCTGCCATAAGGTCGCTTAAGCCGTCCATTACGCTGGATATACTCGGCAAAAAGTCGCCCATAAGCCTATTTTTTAAGCCGTTAAAAGTGCCCTGCAAACGGGTTAAGCTGTCCTCAAACGCTGCGCTTGCTGCTACTGCGTCCTCGCTCATTACCATGCCGTATGCGTCTGCCTCTTCCATAAGCTCTTTAATGCCCTCGCTACCGCTGTTAAGCAGTGGCAAAAGCTCTGCTGCGCTCTTTCCAAAGATTTCATTAGCCGCAGCGTTGCGCGCTGTCTCGTCGTCCATAGCTGCCAGCGCGTCTATGCTTTCCATAAGCACTTGCTCTGTGCTCTTTAAGCTTCCGTCTGTATTCTTAAGAGATACGCCCAGCGCTGCAAACTTATTGCCTGCGCCCTCTACGCCCTGCTGTGCCTTGCCCAGCTCGTCCGTAATGTTCTTTACGCCTTTCTTAAGGTCGTCTATGCTGCTACCGCTGCGTTCGCAGGCGTAGCTAAGCTCTTGGTAAAGGCTGCTGCTTATCTGTAATTTTTGGCTTTCCTTGTCTATCTCGTCGCCTGCTGCCGCTGTGTCGTTTGCCATATCCCATATAGCCTTACCAGCTGCTACAGCTGCTGTGCCGATAGCTGCAAGGGCTGTGCCGATAGCTGCGCCCACGGTCTTAAGTTTGCTGCCTAAGCCCTCAAACTTGCCGCCTGCGTCCTCTGCCTGCTTTCCGCTTTCTTTCGTCTCGTCGCCCAGTTCGTCCATTTCCTTTGCGGTCTTATCCAGCTCT